GCCCTCAACACGATAAGCAGTAGACACATATGGAGGTAGATACCACACAGCACCTATGAAGACAGACATGACCCTACGAGGACTGAGTGTGTGCAGTACCCAATCCCCGCTTGAGCGGGGTTCTAATCGTCCGAACTATCACCTAAATAGGTGATAGTGAAATGACTGGCCATATCAGGAGCCGTCGTGGAAATATTGGACTTGGCGAGCACATGCGTACTTCCAGCAGCAGTCTGAACAAATTGAAGCTTTACACCAGGAGAGAAAACATAATCAGGGCCGGTAGACGTAACTTCAAACTCAATGTCCTTACCAATATTAAAGTACTGACAATCATCAGCCCATAATATGCGATCAGAAACTGACATGGACATATTAGCATTAGCCACAGTACTACCAGCACCAGGGGTATCGTAAACTTTAGTAATCCAGGAAGGATAAGAAGAACTGAATGCACCATTGGTTTCAACATGTGGATAAAACAACACTGACCAACCGCTAAAAGTATCCGACGCCGTAGAACGACAACAGAGCTTAAACGATAGGCGATACCGACCGGCACGACTAAAGGTAAACCCGTAACGATCATACGTTGTGAGCGGTGCAGCAGGACAACCACCAGTAGCAATGGCATCCACAGCGCCGGCAACACGACGAAATTCTTTAAGGTTGAAATCTATAGGCAGGCCATTAGCAGTTGGCGGGACATACTGAGAATGCGGCAGATACGTCATCAGTTTGCCAAAGCCGGACGCAACCTGAACTATACCAGCAACAACGGCCATGCCAACTGAAAACTTATCACCAAATAAGGTCCAAAGACCAGTTGGGGGGGGTGTCGAATATAAAGCCTTCTCAACATAAGGTAGTAAATCAGTTAGCGCAACGTAATGGTTGACACCACTAGGTAGCACTAGTTGACCCGCATCAGCAGGTAACGCCTCGGTCCAATAAGAGACCAAGGGGATGCGGTTAACACCAGGGTTGAACAAGGTAATGTCATAAGTAACCCAAAAGGTACCCACAACACTGGAACCAGAACTATAGGTGGTCATGAAGAGACGACCAACATCACGAGCAGGCTCACCAGTGTCGCGAGCAGTGTCTTGTGAAGCAACAAGATACTTAGGATAACGTGAAATGGAAGACATAGGTACATCGAGATTCCAGCCTAACCATAAATTGGAAGAGACAGCAGTCTCAAACGACATCATTTCCTGACGAGAATGGGGCAAATCATCATACTCTTTATCAGGATCGGGGTCAACCGCAGCACAGCAGTGCCCCGTCGAACCCGAGCCAACCTCGGGAACGTAACGAAAGGACAGCTTATTGAAACGATAAGAGTCAAATTTGTTAGCAATGCCACTCAAGTAAGGAAACAATGATCCATTGGCTGGGTTGATAGAAAATGCCTGTATCTGATCGGTAACGGCAGAACTAACGACATTAAAGCACATTTCACTATGGCGCATACGAAAATCATTGGCAACGGGGCGCTTGGAAATAGTGGTGGCAATAGAAGCGGGCGCGATGGTGCGAGTGGTGTTCACATTTGGCAACATCTTGACCATTTGAGCACGCCGAGGCTTCTTTGAACGAGATTTCGCCTTGGAACGAGTAGAAACATCAACAACAGTGGGGGTAGTACGCTGCTTGACCGGCAGCGGAGGAACAACAACGAGAGACATGGGTATTCACGGACTGCCTCACCCATCGAGGGACTGTCCATCCATGCAATACAATCAGGCCCGTGCAGTCTCTAGACATTCCGGCAAGGCCTTAGTACGGTAACCCGTTTTGGGCCACAAAGCATGGACTCCGTAGGCACTCTAAAGTGCCGCGCGCCAAAAGGCGCAAACCACAAAGTGGTGACCACTAGGAAAAAAGTGGACTCAGTGATGCTGTGGACTGCACCACTGGTTGGTAGGTTATAGTTTTACTATCGTAATAGTTTTCAAGAGCAACCTGAGTGTCAGGCAAAACGCCAAACGCTAGCCAAAAAGAATAGCGGGTCGGTTCAGAAACTGGCATATGATGAGCACTCATACCACGCGCCCAGACCTGCATACCACTATCATCCAAAATGGGATCGGTGATAATACTACTAGACGAACGTGACATACACTCATAAAATGCCTGGTACATTGGAACGCCACTGGTAAGTGCAAGTCCGCACAATCCAATGGCACCAAGAATACCATCCCAAACCCTAGGGTCCCGCAAATCCTTAAATGTGACACAATCCTTGCCAAAGGCACTAAGGTCACGAACCATGCGATAAGATGATCCCACACGTACTGGATGCATCTGACAAAAACCTACTCTCTCCAAATCAAACACAGGGGGCTCGACCTTCATAACGAATCCTAGTTGATCAAACCAGGAGGGTAACGTTAGTCGAACCAAGGAGAGCCACTTGCGCGACAAAATCAGGACACAGTCGTCGCCATTATTACATAATGAATACTCACTGGTCGGTATACCCAACCAGCACATAAATGAATAAACGGCGGCGCACATCAATAAACAATTCCCACAGGATGTATTCATATCACCACTGCATCTACACCCAATACGGCGATAACGCAATTTACCATCAGCAAAGTGCATAAAGCCTTTATTGTCAACTTGCCATGACAATAATTCAGCTAGTGTGGGAAGGCCGTCATGACAGACGGCTGGGTAGAATAAACGATAAATGCAGTGTTCCCATCGCAATACATGCTCACTGCAATGTTGATCGAATCGACTAGCGTCCAACCCAATCGCAACTGGGTTGGAAACACGATTCCAGGCTTGGGACATAGCCTCACCAACCTCATCGACATTCATACCTTTCATGACCACTGGTCCAGACTTAAAAAGGCGCTGTATCAAACGAAACAATATCGGTTCAATCGGACGGATATAACGACCAACAGCGACGTTATACCGCGGTTTCCTCGGCTGTATTAAACGTGGTGGTGACGCGGTGGACTTGATAGGCTCCTTAGCAGCCTTCAGAAATGAGGATAAATACGCATCACGCCGAGACAAACCCTGTACGGAGAAGCTATCAACAGCACGACGATAGATAGTCAAACGACGACCCCTATAATACCGCTCAGCATAACCACTGAGTGACATAGGGGTGGTAGGATGAATCATCGACCGCAATGCAGTGAATGCAGGCCGTAAAGCATGGTGAACATAAAGGGCGGTTGGCTCGAAAGGCAACTCAAAATGGTCAGCAACCTGGTGATAAAACACCCGCTCCATAACGGCAGCGAGCCCATTGCCCAGGTTATTATTAAACGTAAAATAGTTATCATCAGGAGCCAAACTGGGATAACGATATAACATACGAGTAATATGGCAACGTTTCACGTCAGCATCTGCCACATACACGGTGACACTCGGGTGGGTTAACGACGTGCAATAATTAACTCCCCGACGAGCAGTGACAGATTCTAGTTTAACAGCGGTTGGTCCTCCCGATGTTGGGTGGACAACCAATTGTTAAACATGTTCTCGAAGACGCCGAGGTGCTTGGCGAAATTCGGGTACAACGGACGAACACTATAAATGGGTACTACGCTCAATTGTTTCAATTGCAAAGAATCATGAGTATTCTCCCAAAATCGAGCTGCGATTTCCGATCGACTAGGCACAAACGCGGCAGAAACAGCAAAGGGAAGAATATTCGGTATATGACTAGGCCGAACGCCATGGGCAACCATGGCATCAAAACAACGGCGGGTTACAATCTGACGATTCGCAACACCGTCAGTCATAACAATACCGCCCATTTGAGACCGAACAGAACGGCCAACAAAACGAGCGTATGGCATGCGACGTTGATGAGCAACAATATCAGAATCTTGAGGGTCCAGAAGAGGGGGCACAGCGACAAGGGAAGGCACTGCACGCACCAATTCATCAATGTCGCCGGTGTCATCGCCTTGGGTGCGGGTTACATACTCCTCACCCTCAGAGATAGACACAGGTTCGATTAGTGGAACGGTGTTAGGCATTGTACGACGTGCGGTGTCAACCAAATCATGCACCGCGCGAACTACCAGCGCAGTGGCTAGGCCACCAACAGTAACCAAAGATACAATACTTG